TCGCTTGTAGCACTATAATCCCTGCAAACTTCACAACGGATAAGGTTGTTGGAAGGGTTTGGGACTTGGATGGCTCCGCTTTGTCGGGAACCATCAAGACCTTGCAGAGCGGTTACCGCATAGCCCAGTATAACCTCATCGAAGCACCGACGACGTGGGCCTACCAATACGGGGTCAGCGGTTCGTTTGCACTCGCAGAATCTTTGTTGAGCCTGCCATTCGTCAGCCACCTTGACAACCCCTACGACGCAAACTTCGACCTTGCTTTTGGAATCCCCAAGCAGTTGTACTATGCGGTGAATGTTGCCGCAAATAGCGACCCCTACCTATACACGAACAACAACCTGTTCAACATCTATTGGTGGAATTTCATTCAAGAAACGGTCAGCCGTGAGGCGATGCAGTTGGAGTTGTCCATTATGCTCAATGCCGTGGACATCAGCCAACTTGACTTCCGCACTCCCATTTATTACGGAGGGGTCCGTTGGAGGTTGCTGGAGATTCGGGACTACGAGATAGGTCAGCAGAAGCCTTGCCGGGTAACCCTTCGCAGGATTCTCAACCTAACCGAGTTCGTGTTCAAGGAAATTGGTTACCTACCCTACGACGGACCTGTTCCGGCAACGGACTCGGATTACCCGAACGAAGTCCCCCCGATTCCATCGGTCAAGGAACTGCCAGCGGTTGCAGGTCCTCCCGGTGAAACAGGTGCGACTGGAGCAACAGGTGCGGTCGGTCCAGCAGGTGAAGGTTTCACACCGGGCGATGCAGCAGGGGACATCAAGTATTGGGACGGAGCCGATTGGGTCAACTTGGGAATAGGAACCGAAGGTCAGGTCTTGGAAGTTGTGTCGGGATTACCAGCATGGGCAGACAAATAAAAAACTATGGCAGTAACTAAAGAAATCGTCCTCGAAGTAGGAATCAAGGACTCGACCGCACAAGGCACGACGAGTGCGAAGCAGCGTCTGCGTGAACTCCAAAAGACGCTCATTGATATGTCCTTGGCCGGGCAAGAAGGCACGAAGGCTTTCAAGCAAATGGAGGCCGAAGCGGGAAAACTCAAAGACCAAATCGGGGACACCTCGCAGCGAATCAAGACCCTTGCAAGCGACACCGTAAGAATTGACACCGTTGTTTCAGCGGTGCAGGGGATAACGGCAGGGTTCCAAATCGCCCAAGGTGCAGCAGCATTGTTCGGGTCCGAGAACGAGGACTTGCAGAAATCGTTACTCAAGGTCCAAGGGGCCATGGCTCTTGCTACTGGAGTGCAGCAGGTTGCTAATTTGCTGAACAAGGACTCCATCCTGATAACCCAAGGGCAAGCAGCAGCACAGGCACTCTACGCAACCGCAGTCGGTGCGAGTACGGGGGCGATGAAGGCGTTTAGAATCGCCCTCCTTGCAACGGGTATCGGTGCAGCCATCGCAGCCGTAGGGCTACTTATCGCCAAGTGGGACGACCTGACCGCAGCGGTCCGCAGGTTCTTGAACCTACCCGACCCAGCCATCGCAGCCAAGGCGAGGGAGCAGGCGTTGTTGCGTGAAGAAGCAGCGTTGTCCAATTACCGGGACGCATACGAAGCACATACAAACGCCCAAATCGCAGCAGACCAAAAGAGGGAGGCACAGGTCAAAGAACGCCAACGCAAGGAAGCAGAAGCCACCCAAAAGCGTTTGGAGCGACTAAGGGAAGAAAACAACGCCATCATCAAGTTCGTGGAGGACTTGAACCTGCAACTCTACGAAATGGAGTTGGACAGGTTGAGCCAACAGGAGCAACTGCAAATCAAAGCCATGCAAGCCGAAGCACAAAGGCGGATGCAGGTGGACACGGCTGACGCAAAGTCCAAGATGGGCCAAGCCCAGCGTGAAGAGGACCTTGCTGGATTGCGTGAAAAATACATCGGTCAGTCCTTTGGGGTCATCAACGACATCATCATCGCATCGGCTGGAAAGAGCGAGGCAGCACAAAAGCGGGCTTTCAATGTTTCAAAGGCTGCTGCTATTGCCCAAGCCATCGTTAACACCTATTTAGCCGTAACATCTGCGCTCTCTACGGATTCAACAAAGTTGGTATTCCCCGGTCAGCGTTTCGTCGAGGCGGGTCTTGCCCTTGCTGCTGGTCTTGCAAACGTCGCCAAGATTAAGGCTCAACAATTCCAAGGCGGAGCAGGTGCAGGCTCTCCCGGTGCAGACGTAACGGGTGCAGGAGCAAGCGCAGCACCACCGCCCATCTTTGCGAACCCACAAACGACCAACCTCGGCACGGGCGAACTCTCGGCAGGCCAAGGTCAAGGTTCATCCCCAATGCGAGCCTATGTGGTCGAGAGGGACATCACCCAAAGCACTCGCAGGGTTCGGAGATTGGAGGAATTTGCAACTCTTGGAGCCTAACCACATTTACCTGCATGGAACTACCCATTTATAGGATGACCGTGGACGAGGTGGATGAAGGGGTCCAATTCGTGGCCCTGACCGATATGCCAGCAATCGAACGGCCATTCCAAGCCTTCGCAAAGACACCACAAAAGTTCACCGAAACAGGCGAACGGAGAGTGCTGACCGGGCCGCTAATGCTTGCAGACACCCCCATCTTCCGCAAGGACGAAACCTATGGCGAGTACTACGTCGTGTTTGACAAAGCCACCATCCGCAAGATAGTCCAAAAGTATTTCAAGCAGGGAAATCAACACAACGTCAATGCCTACCACAACGCTGAACTGGATGGCGTGTTCATGTTCGAGTCATTTATAACCGATGCCGAGCGTGGTATCATGCCACCGAAGGGCTACGAGGACACACCCGACGGCTCTTGGTTCGGTTCCTTCAAGGTCGAGAACGACGAGGTGTGGGACAACCGCAACCTGTTCAGGGGTTTCTCCGTTGAGGGCCTGTTCGGGATGGACAAGACCGAATCCGAACTGGAGGTCGCACTCGCTGGCCTCGCTGACGAATTAACCGCTTTTTTGCAACATATCCAACCTAACTACAAATCCAACTAACTATGAACCTGAAAAACGCAATCGAATCCCTGCGGACTGAACTCCGCAAATTCAGCACCCAAAAGCAGTCCTTTGCTGACTACAAGTTGACCGACGGCACGGTTGTCCGTGTTGACGGGGACCTCGTTGCCGGGACTGCCGTTTACGTTGTAGCCGAAGAAGGCACACTTCCTGCGCCCGATGGCGAACACGTCGTTGAAGGCGTTGGCACGATCAAGACCGAAGGAGGCAAGATCGTCGAGGTCATCGCCGCCGAAGTAGCGACCCCCGAAATCGAGCCGCTGCCCGTTGCTGCTGAAATCACCCCCGAAGTAGCCGTTGAGGTTACCGAGGAAATCAAGGAAGCCTATCCTGCCATGACCCCCGAAGTTGTTGAGGCCATCGTTGCCAAGCACCTCGGAGCCATCATGGAAGAACTCAAGGCTGCCTATGCCGAGATGGGCAAGATGAAGGAGAAAATGTCTGCATTCGCATCGCAGGTTGAAACCATGGCCGATATCGTCGAGAAGGTTTCCGAACTCCCAACCGAAGCCCCAAAAGCAAGCGGTTCAGCAATCGTCGAGCAACGCAAGGCTCAAGCCTCGCAGAACTTCAACGCACTCGCACAAGCACTCCAATCACTCAAAAAAAACTAACCCCCTAAACCCCCATTAACAATGGCATATTCGTTCACAGGATTAACCTCCTACACCGACCAAGAGAGGCTCCCTCTCATCACCAAGGCCGTGTTCTCGGCCCGTTCAGCAGCCCTGTTCACCAAGCAGGTGGGCATCAAGTTCGCTGCTGCCCTCAACCTTATGGACACCGATGCACAATTGCAGAGCGGTGATGCTTGCGGTTACACCACTTCAGGAACGACTGCCTTCACCCAGCGGAATATCACCGTTGGACGCATGAAGGTGCAGGAAACCTTGTGTCCTCGCTCTTTGGAACAATACTGGATGCAGACCCAGTTGACCGCTGGCTCTAACTACGAGAGTGTTCCCTTCGAGCAGGCATTCAGCGAGCAGAAGGCTCTCCGTATCGCAGAGGCTTTGGAGAATGCAATTTGGAAGGGCAACACTTATTTCAGCGGTGTCAACCAGTTGTTGAACGCTGCTTCGGGTTCTACCATCAGCGGTAACACAGGAGCGGTTTCTGCGTCCGTTGGTATCACCACAGGCAACGCAATCGCCATCTTTGACGGCATCTACAACCAAATCCCACAGGCCATCTTGACCAAGACTGACCTCGTGATCTTCTGTGGTTGGGACAACTTCCGCACGTTGCTTGGTGCGTTCAAATCAACCGCTAACGTCCTGTACAACCAAGTTGACTTGGCTGGCCTTGCTGACGGGGACATCATGTATCCCGGCACAAACGTCCGTGTCATTGCAGTCCCCGGATTGACCGGAACAAACCGCATCGTTTCTTCGTACCTCGGTAACTTCTTCTACGGAACCGACTTGCTTTCCGACGAGGAGCAGTTCTCGATTTGGTTCAGCAAAGACAACGACGAAGTCCGCTTCCAAGCAGCCTTCAAAGCAGGTGTCCAAATCGCTTACCCTGACTTGGTTGTTGACTTCAAGTTGACCTAATGTGTAGGGGGGAGGGAAACCTCCCCTCGCTTTTTTGTTCTCTTGAAACTTAAAACCAAAACACACATATGTCCTGCTCCTTAACAACTGGCTACGCCCTTGGCTGCCGTGATTCCGTAGGTGGAATCAAAACAATTTATGTCCAATCCTTCATCCCAACGGGGTCCTGCAATGCCAACCTTTCAGGTGCGGTAACGGGCTTCACTGGGTACGCTTCGGGTGGGTTCTTTGAGTACGACTTAACTAAGGCTACGTCATCTTTGACTGAAACCTTGAATGCAAGCATCGAGAACGGCTCGGTTTATTACACCCCCGAAGTAACATTCACGATCAACAAACTGCAAGTCGCAGTCCGCAACGAACTCCGCTTGCTGGTACGCAACCGTGTTATCGTCATCGTCCAAGACAACAACAACCGCTACTGGTTGTTAGGCTCTGCCAACGGCTTGGAAGCAACCGCTGGAACCGCTGGAACTGGTACTGCCTTCGGGGACCGCAGCGGATACGAGTTGACTTTGACCGGGATGGAACCCGACCCGATGTTCTCAATTGCATCCACAGTCTTTTCACCATCGACTGCGCAGATACTCGGTTCGTAGTATCTTTGACTTAGGTTTTCATCATCTGAGGTTTGAGAGGGGCAGTCAGCAAT